AGCACTAACGTTTCCTGTTTCGTTAAGGTTTACAGATTTACTAGAAGGGTAAGTAACAAATACAGTAACTGTGCCACTAAACGTAACTGCAGAACCTGAGTTACTAGACGATAAAATTGTTGTACGGGTTAGCGTTGGGCCTGTGGTTGAATACGTGCCAACACCTGCTTCCCAGTTTCCAGAAGTATCTGTAGCTCCATAGTAAGTGGTATTGCCATTACCAACAACGGAGAAAGACTGATACCCTGTAACACTTCCACTTAATGTAAAACTTATGGTTGTATTAGCAGTACCAGTCTGTTGAACACGATCATACAGCGCCAGAGCCATTTAGGACTCCTTAGCTAGTAGCAGTTGTGCTGTAAGTAACGCTTACTGTGTCACCTGCAGTTGTAGCTTTAGCTGTAGAGAAGTTACCTTCAGAATACAAAGTACCCGCTGTAGAGCTTAATGTACTAACTGCACCAGACCCAGTAACCAAGAAACAACCATAAACAGTACCGCCAGCACCGGTAATAGTGTAAGTAATAGCAGTTGCAGATGAAGTTGTTACGTTAGACGGTGTAGTTCCTGACGAAGTAGACGCTGCAAACACAGCAGTACCACGAACTGCGGAACCACCAACTGTGTAGTTAATAAACTCACCGGAGTTAGTAGTAACCAATGTAGTCATCGTGTCAGTAGCTGCTGGAGTCAACGAAACCCTAGTTAATCCTAAGAATGGTCCAACGGTAGTGTATGTGCCAGATGTACGTAACAAAGTATCAAGCATTAGCTGTTTACCCGCTGCTACGACCAAGTTAGGAACTTCTTCAGTCCACTTTAAATTACCTTGAGCATCACGGCACTCAACATGGTAAAAACCATCTTGAATCATACCTTCTGGTATATTAGCGTTTGCTTGTAATGTTGCTACAGCCTGATCGCCGCAGCTTGCTATTTCTTTTTGCATAAAAACTCCTTAGTTAGAAAAACGAATAATGGCGTTTGTTGCGTCCGCCGTTGGGAAAGTCACAGTAAACGTATTTGTAGCCGTTTTATCCGCACCAAAATCTAGTACCGCAACTGCTGCTCCAGTCGTGCTATTATAAATTAAAGCGCCTCTAGCTGTAAAACTAGCGGGGGTCCAAACTGCATTTTGGAATGAAATATAAGCTACTTCCCCGCTTGTAGCTGGAACAATAGGGACCAGCGTCTTGCCACCAACCGTATAGCCCGTACCGCTAATTTCACTGTCGGTTGTGTAGGCTAAGGTTTCGTAGGACAGATTAGCAAGCGCTGTATATAAAGCTATTTTATAGACATAAGGGGTTCCAGAAGCAAAGTTTTCTAGCCCGCTTAAGCAGTTCTTTTTGAAAATAGTGCATTGACCTTGCTGGATAGCCATTATGGATTAACCGGTATACGAGCTTGACCGTCCCTGTAAGCGTCACCTCTTTCAAGTCCTGTACCAAGTCTATTAAGCTGCATTAGAGCTTCGGTGTACTTGTCTTCGTAGTACTTAACAAGGTCTTGCTCGCCCTTCATAAAAAGCATTGCTTCCCGCATTGCACCATAAAGAAGTACAGGATCATAGTTATCGCCAAGCCAGCTTGTACCTGTATCATTATTAATAACACTTACGGGTATAGAAAACCCAGAACCAGAACCACCGATATAAGTGTTAGAACAGGATAATACATCCCCAACGGCGTAAAAATTACCGTTGTTTTTAATGGTTACAGATGTAACAACCTGTCCAGAAACTGTTATGTTTGCAGTAGCTCCAGAACCAGAACCCCCTGTTAAAGGCACATTGCTGTAGTTTCCGTTGGTGTATAAAGAGCCTCCAGTAATAGCCCCAATACCAGAAATAGCGCCTTGAACAATAGATACTGGATAGTAAAAATAATGGAGTTCTGTGGTGTAACCGCTATCAGGGGTTGGGCCTAAAATAAAAGACAGCTCATTTGCGTTATTAAATTGAGCGCCAAACAATGCGTAGTATTTAGGTAACCCTGTATCTGTAGGCTGTGGGTATGCCTCACGGATAAAGTTAACATCTTTGTTAAGTAAATACTCGTAGCTTCCGTCGGCTTTAATTATTGCCATTGAAAAAGTAGACAAATAGTCGGTCGGTGCAGAAAGATACTTGTTGCCAGACGTTAATGCGCCTGTTACGTTCTTACGTAGTGGGGCCAGCTGAACTGAGTTGTATATACGCTCTTCGGCTTCTTGAACAAAAGTCGAGATGTTATGTACAAACAGCGACTCTGTATTCTCAGAGTAGTCCTGAATCGCCTGGTATAGTTGAACGTAATTCATTCGGGTTTACCCTATATATGACACTTAAGCCATTGGACCACGAGCCATAACGCCTTTAGTAGCTGCGCCAGTGCCACGGATTTTCATTTCGCCATGCTTATTGACTGGTGATTTGTTGTCCTTGGTATAGCCGCCTACCGATATGTTTATGTTATCTACACCATTGCCTGGCTTAGTAACAGCAGATTGTGCTGTAGTTATTTTTTTACCTGACATAGTATGTGGCTCAGCATAAACCTTAGCGTCTCCAACTTCTTTGCCCATTACTTTCTTTGAATAGTTAGCCATTATCGACCTCTCCCTGCGTTTTTACGCATCATGCCTTGATTCTTGACTTTGGCTAAATTACGACCCATTTTCTTCATGTCCATCTGGCTTTTACCACCCATCTTTGGCTTTGCCTTCATGCCCAAGACTGTAGGACCACTATCGCCTAAATTTGTACCTTCGGTCTTACCTTTTTTGGCTACTCCGTCTGCTGTTGATGTATAACCCATTTTAAACTCCTAAGTTGTTGATACTGTTATTGTACCAAGTTGCCCTATTGCCACCAAATAGTTTGGGGTTAAAACGGTATCAAACCCGCTTGCCCCGCCCACTGGTGCCCACCCCCACTGAAATACCCTACTACCGCCAGACACATTGCCTAAAACATCTGTCCCTGAGACCAGATAACTAACGTCAGGTCTTGGTTCCCGAACTGCCTGCGGGTCATTAACTGGATATAAACCCAGCGATAACTGTGGCTGATCTGGGTCCCAACAGCTAGGACACACCTTAATATTATAAAGCTTGGTCTTAACTACTTGTTTCTGTAATTCCTTAAGTTTATACCTCTGACCACATCGGTCACACTCCGCAATCGAATTCTTGCCAGATGCATATTTAGATGGCATTAGTAAAACAACTGACGGGGTACAAACCTATCAGCAGCCTTTTCTCTATCTTCTTGAGAAGCTAATAACCATTGTTGTTCATAGTCGGCTTTAAGTGCTAAAACTCTTTCTGGCGTTACTTCTGGTTTTTTCATTGCAATATAGTATGCCAATCCAGCCACCATACAGGGAATAAAGCGGAATGGGATATCTTGGATGTTTACACCATTTCCAGCATCTTGCATGCGGCGCATACGCCAGTAAACAAACGTATAGCCTCCACCAGCATTAGGGGCGGGCCAAACATTAATACAAGGTAAGTTTTGTATTTTTACAGAAGCACCAGTGGCGTGGGTAGCTGCGGTAGTTCCGTTTTGTCCTCTTACGCAGTTTATTAGTTGGTTGTCGGTTACGTTGGTATACCCGATAGTTTCCGAATCAATTAAAACAAACCCAGTTGAAGGTAAGTTTGCTGTAGACCCTACGTAAATTGTAGTGTCTGTAGTAGATACGCTTGGTGTGTTTCCGCTTGCCGCTACCGTTGTAGACGCCGCTGAGTTTGTGTTTGCAGTCTGGCGGTTAATCCAAACTTGAATTGGTCGGCCGTTTGCTAGTTTATTAGGTATGGTTGAATAAGTAGACTCAGAGATACGGGAAATATTAATATCTGACTGTGTGCTAGCAGTGCCGTTGTTTTGGCGAATAACGTGATCTAAAAGGTCAATTGTGTCTTCTGGTATAGGGTATACTGCCTGCCCTGTAACCATCGGGATTACGCCTTCTTCAATTGTCCACAAGTTAATACCACGGTTTGCCCACTCAATAGTAAGCAAATTTAAAGACCGGCGGGCCGTACGAAAGTCATAGCCAGAACGCAACTGTAACCCAGAGCGCTCGTATGCTTCCTCTATTAGATCGTTAAGATCTAAATTAAATGTAGCAAGGCCGGTTGTATTTGCCATAGTTATTTGTTCTTAAGCAATTCAATTTCTCTATGAAGCTTGTCTATAAGTTCGTCTCGTGCGTCTAGTTTTTTCATAAGACCTACACTAGTTTCAGCCCACATCGACATATCTCTAACTCGTTCTTTATGGTCATCAAGCATCATTTGATATAAACGCTCAGACGCCTCTACTTGTAGTTGAATAAAGTCTTTTGTATCAGCCACTATTTACACCTTTCGATATGGTTTTACTTTTGCTTTTACCTTTTTGGGCTGTGGCACGAACTGTTTTCCCTGTGCTTTGCCCGCCCGCTTTGCTCGTGTTGTTGCTGCGTACTCGGCTGGGCTTAGTGCCTGTATTGCTTTTTTTGGCAGGTACCGCTCGCCTGTTTCGGACGACTTTTTCCCTGACTTGGTCGTCCACTTTTGGTCGCCCCAAGCCTTTAAAGAACGTTGTGATTTTGCCAATCCACTCATTTATATCCACCGCCAGCCGCCTTATATCGTTTAGCCATTAACTGAGCTTTGCGGGCTGACCATTGACCAGCGCCAGTACCTTGCACAGCAGCGGCTTTAATACTATTAAAGATCCGTTTACGTAACTTAGGTTTGGTGTAGTTACCTGCCTCGTTTACTTTTGATTTAGTTTTGCCACCTTCTGCGTACATATCAGCCGCCGTTAACGAGCCGGGTTTTTGTAAAAGTTTCTTTGCTATTGCCGAACCAGCTCCGGCTCTGCCGCCCTTACCAACCTTACCGCCTTTGGCATACATCTCTACATCTTGCGGTTTGTCTTTCCGCTTGATGATTTTTTTACCGGGCATTTTAGATGGGTTAATGTCCCCCATTCCACGGCTAGGTCTCATGCTCTTGTTTTCCCTCTGATTGCAATACCATCGGCTCGTTTAGACGCTGAGGATACTTTCCCACCAGTTCTGTGGTTTTTAGTAATGTCTCGGTTAGTCTTTGGTATGCCAGTGCTACCACTACCGCTGCCGCTGCCTCTTGCTGCCTTACGGGCTTCCATTTGCTCACGTAAAACTTCCATTTTTTTAAGGGCTGCATCTAAGTTTGGCGTGCCTTCTGGTAATGGCGCAATTTTTACTTTGTCGGCCATGGTTTTAAGGCGATCAGCTCTAGATTCCCCTAAAGTTTTATCGAATTCACTTGGGCCAGTTTTAGGCTTTTGTAATTTTGCTTGTTCTTCTGGAGTTTTAGTTTTTTTATCGCTACCAATTGGCTCTGAAGGGTTTACCCCGCCATTACTCATCTTCTTAACCTTACCGCCTTTATTAAAGCCAGCTTGATTATAAGCTTCACCCTCACGGGCAGCAGCAGGTACAGACTCCCGCATAGCTTTTCCAGCTCGGATTTGATCCCGAGCGTCTTTTGCCATAGTCGGCATAAGCTTTGAAAACATATCCTTCTCGGCTTCGATGCCTTCTACTGTTTTCTTGC